TTGGATAACCCTAAAAATACAATCATAATGCCCAATAAGAATAATGATTCCTTTTTGAAATTGTTTCCTCCACCAGTTTGTTGTTGTCCCATAGTAGAAAATTTCATTAGCATAAATGCTAAAAGTATGGAAATTAATAATAAAGCAATATAATTATAATAATTTGATGTTAGGGTAATTGTTCCATTATCGTATGCGGAATCAATCGTTTCAAACTCACGCAACATTTTATCTATACTATCTCTCTCTTGTGTTAAAGTTTGATAATTTTGTTGAAGCATTTGTTTTTTCTGACTATTGTTTTGTTCGTCTTGTTGATATTGTTCCGCATCATTATTTGAAGTATTCATTATTTGTTGATTAATTGATATTAACTGGTCATTCAATCCTTGTAATTGATAAATGTATGAAACGCTTTCAGGAACAAAAGATGTTGTATCAGAAGAAGTTATTATATTTCCAGTTCCACTACTTAAAGTGCAATTATTATTTGCGTCAATTGTAGCACCACTGCACGAAGCATTAGAAAGGCATGATTTTTTACATGATTTGCTTGATGAATTCGGTGATATACTTATAGTATTTTTTGCTGTAAATAAAGTATTTGGAACAGATACTAAGTTGTTATTAGATGAATTAACGCTGTCAATAAAACTTTTATATGTATTTTGATATTGTGTTAAAATAGTATTAAATTGATTACTAAGTGTTTGGTTACTCATTATATATAAATATAATAAGAAAATTTAGTTTAATTTGTTAAATAAACACGATACAATATATTACAACAATTTAGCAAAAAAATTGCTTATAGTTGGATAATATTTAATAAATAAACTTACCATTATAATTACAAATATAACATAATATGTTGATTTGCCTAATTCACCTCCTGTTTGTATAGCAGGACTAACAGGCATTGAACTTCCAGTTGAAGTTCCTGAAAATTTATATAAAATAAAAATACAAGACATCACTAAAGCAAATAACAAAATAAAGGAATAATAATTTTGACTTATACTTATATTACCATCTACATCTTGTTGGTTTATTTCTTCATATTCATTTACCATTTTTAAAATTTTCTCTCTTTCTGATTGAAGACTGTTATAATTTTGTAAAAGTTCTTTTGCTTTTTGTTCTCTGGATACTGCTTCATTATTATATACAGGCTCTCCTTTTTCAATATTATTCAATATTTGTGCGTTTATGTCTATTAACTGTTGATTAATATTTTCCATTATATTTAATAATGACCTTCCTTCAGGAATGATAGCGTTGTCTGTATCTAAACCATTCATTGGATTACCTTCACCAGTTCTTAACCAACACATGGGTTTTCCATGAGCAGTAGGATTGAATGTAGCACCTGTACAGTTCTTTGTGCTAGAACATAATGCTTGACATTCACCAACAGTATTCACATCTGTATATACACTTTGACTTCCCGCTTGACCAGTTCCCCAAAAAACTTGTCCTGAAGTTGATATTAATGGCTGTTGACCAACATTATAATTTGGTTTTGTTGATGTATTATACTTTGAAGAATTATAATTTGGGTTTACTATGGTTGTAATTGATGTAACACAACAACTACTATTTTCACTATTATAAGGTCCCTGCCATGACGTAGATAAATTCTGATAATTAGCTTTGGTGTAAAGCTGGTCATCTGTTCCTACGCCAATAAAAGTTCCATCTGGCGCAATAGTAATTGCTTTTACACAACAACTATTGTTACCTTGATATTGCCATGATTGACTAGGCAAATTTAAATGACTATTTTTTTTCCATATAGTGCCGCCTCCACCAATAACAAAAACAGAGCCATCAGGCGCAATAGTAACATAAGATACCCATTCGCCAGGGCTCGATGTTTGTGTCCAATTACCATTTAAATTTGGTTTTGACCATAATACATTGTTAAGACCAACACCTACAACAGTTCCATCTTTACCCATAGCCACAGATGTTACACAACAACCGTTATTGACAGGACCTGTCCAATTAGACAAATAGTTTGATTTTTGATATATATAATCACCACCTATTCCTAATAATCCTTGTCCATTATTCATTGTAGATATTCCTTGACACTCATATGTATTATCATTTATAATCTGCCAAGGTGCGTCTAATCCCTGTCTTGAGTATAATCTTCCATCCGTTCCAATGCCTAAAATAATATACGCATTGCCGCTACTTCCATAACACGTTTCTCTAGAATTATAATCAGTTTGTGTTGCGATTTGCCATGCGTTTCCTACAAGTTCATCTAGCGTTGAATTAGGGGATACATTTGGTGCTTGTGTGGTACAGTTCACATTTTGCCAAATATGATTGTAACACGATTGACTTACGCCTGTGCTATCTGGTCCATATTCACCACAAGGAGAATTGGATTGTTGTTGTAGATAATTAATATAATTTCTTGACGCCTGATTATATTGACGTAAAAGATTATTGTATGTTGCGCTTAAAGTTTCTAAATTTAATGCTATTTCTTTAGAACCATCATTTATAGGTTGTTCTCTAAAGTCTTTATTATTATTAGTATTATTGTTGTTTTGTGAATTAGGAAACATTGATACTGTCATTTATATATATTTATAAAAAGAAAACAAATATTTAGTTTCTTTTTGAATAAAAATAATATAGTAATGATGTTAAAGAGAGAAAACTCATGACATTTGAAAAATTATAACTCTTTATATTTATAGTAGAAATATTTTCAGTTAAATCGATTTTTGTAATGCTATTTTTATTTTTTAAGTTTTCTAATATCCTTTTTACAGATTCATTTGTTGAGTGATTCAAATAATTTCGCATTTGTTCGTTGATTTTGTTTTTTCTATATAAAAATGAAAACATATTATAAATATAAAATAGTTTTAAATATATTTTTAAACTATTTATTCCATGCTAATTATAATTAAAATTGATTATAAAATGATATAACTATATAAATTAATTTAATACAAAAATGCCGAATGAATATATTCAATTTATTAATAATACAGATTTGCCAGTTCTCATTAATTCATGGATAGATGGTTTTAATTTTAAGAAGACTTTTAGAGTGGAGGCATTTGAAAAAAAAATAATATATAGTGAAGTAGGCGAATGGCATTTACATTCCATGTTTGAATCCGAACGTGATATTACAATATGGAAACAAAAGGGAACTAAATTATACAAAAATAATATTATTATTGGCTCATTTCATTCAACACCGTGTGCTTCAGGGAATTACTCTTGGTTAGAAACCGATGATTTTGAATGCGTGTATAGTGAATTACAAATTCCAGAAAAACATGTAAAAGGTGTTGTTACATTTTCATTTTCACAGAAAAATAGTATTAAATAGGTGATTTATGTGTATATACTTTTGATATAGCAAATCCAGCAACCACAATGCTCAATACTAACCCCCAATTTTTCAAATATCCTATATCATAAGTTTGTTTGTAATCAGTAATCATTTCATCAGAAGCGTTATATTTATGCTCAACTATATCAACTTTACGAGTTAATTCATTGTTTCTTTTTTTTTCCTTTCTAATTAACACATCTAAATCAAATAGTTTTTTATTTATTTCATCTGTATTTCTTTGAATATCATTTGACAACATAAATAATCTTGAATTAACATTATTTAAATTTCCCTTTACATTTTCGAATGTTTGTTGGTATCCAGTATTTTGAGGATTTTTATTATAAAATAAATAAGCCTTTTGGAATTCATCTAAAATTGCTGGCACTTGTTGTTGTAATGTTTGTAAATTTGTCATATAACTTTCTGGGTTTCCATACATATCATCCAATATAAATTCATTTTTTATTTCACTCATTAATATATATAATTGCGTAAAATAATTATATATTAAACTTTAAATATCTTCAAAAGACAAACAATTTTTATCAATATATTCTTTTGTTTCAGTATATCCCCCTATAAATAATCCATCATTAAAAACCATTGGAAATAATTTGTAATCCTTATTAGCATGTAATTTAATAAACAATAAAAAATTATCTTTATCTTCTATAAGATACTCATCACAATCAACAACATTAAATTGTATGGCTTGTTCCTTTAACATATTTTTTACCTTAGTACAGTTAGGGCAACCACTTTTACTATATATTGTAAATCCTGAAGTTGAAGGAAATATAAAATCCATTTATTATTTATTAATTATTTTTTAAATTATTTTAAACACAAACTCTATAATAATTTGTTTCAATAGCTGTCTTACTAGCTCTAATAATGTTACATACTTGTCCTGGTCTTAATCCAATAACACGTGCGACAGGGTCAAACCTAGAAATATCAGGAAACTGAGATTTATCTGTAATGTTATATTTTATCATAACATCCTTAACCTCTTTTTCATCCATGACACGGTGTGAAGGAACTAAAACATGATTTAAAATATTAAATTGTAATCGTTTAATGCTTTCAATCACAATAAAGATACCATCTTTTTCCCAAATATGTTTGAGTTCATTAATGATGGTTTCATTGGGGTCATCTTTAATAATAATAAATAGTGTATCCTCTTTTTTTAATGTTTCAGATAATACAAATAAGTCATCAATCATTTCTTGTAAATTTGATGGTCTAATTACTTTACCTAGATAATACCTTATATAAATTTTTCTCTTTAAAGCTGATGGGTTTGTGATATCATCCTTTGTTTCTAAAAGAATGTCCAATTGGTTATTTTGTTTCATCGAATTGACTTCATTAATACTAAACTTGGCATAATCATTTACATTATACCCTTGTTTTTCCATTAATTCTAGAATAATCTTTCTAGAATTATAAATATGAGAAATAATAACGCTTGAATTTTGACTTGCCATGTTATATTATAATATAATATTAATAGATGTATTTTTTATTTCATTTTTATTTATAATGTTATTTTCCTAGTTCCGTCTGAACTACTTACAGGAGTAGATTCTTCTGGCGTTTGAATTATAACCTTTTTCTCTCCAGTTTCATTTTCAGAAACGGTTTTACCTTCTTCCTTTTCAGTTTCTTCTTTTGGCTTTTCAACTTCTAAAATAGTAGAGCTTGGAGTTAGAGTTTGTTGTGGAGCAGGTGGTTCAATTGGTGGGTTAACGGATGGTTGTGTTTGTGTTTGTGACTGATTCGGATTTATTTCGGGAGCATAAGCAGGTGAC